CATGAATTTGATGTGTGCATCAGCTTATAATATCCATCTGAGCTTCTCTCCACAGCACGTGGTGATATCCCATCATCTGACATCCACTTCTCAAACGCCGCCCGGCTCTTGTCGTCGGTGGTCATGATGCGCACCCGTGAACTGCGATCTGATATTTCCAGGCAATCTCTAGCCATGCCATGAATATCATGAAGGCAGTCAGCGCAAAGATAGCAGCGTATATAACTATGTCCCTCATTTCCTCACCTCATACCGCCCGCATGGGTTCGTGTAGTAGACGCGCGGGTAAACGTAGATAGGGCCGTTCGATGATGGCGCCTCTCTTATAGACGGCGGATTGAACCGGCATTCTCCCAGCCGACTGAACTCCGTATTCCGGTCGCTATGGAAGAACCGGCAGCTCAGGCAGTTGTGATCGGGCGCGGGTTGGACGCGGAAGTCTGGGTCTACAGTGACCTCACGGATAAGATCATTGGATGAAACAACCGCTGACACGCCATCTCTCCTCCACAAGCTTTCTTCCCCAGCGCCAATTTCAAAATAATTATTGTCGCCTCGATATATCTGGATCGGCCCTACTATCTTCCCATCCCTCCGCTGATAATACGCACCCTCGCGCAATTGCAACGGTTTCCCCGCCTGCTGCTCTTGCTCGCGGATGGCGGCCTCTAATCTCTCCATCAACCAATCTAGTTTGACATATTTGCAGGCGCCGATGAGATAATAATTGACGGCTGCCGTATCCAGCAGCTTCTGAAGAATTTGGGTCATGAGAATACTCCGAGGATGCCAGACAACATCATAACTAGACCGAGAAACAGCACTGAACACCAAAACGCTGTGATTGCTCTATTCATCACTCCCCCGCATCCTGACTGCTCTTATGCAGCCGTGCACCGGTAAAGTCGCGGTCGTAGCTGAAGTGCATGACGCCTTTGTTGACTAAGTACTGACTGGCGGCATCGATGCGAGCGACGAATTCGCGCAAGGTATCGTCGTAGATGCCGTTGCGGAGATTTTGAACGCCGCGACGATACGCGCTTTCCCATGCGAAGTTAGATACCTGTGCCATCATCACCCTCCCACAACCACCAACAAACACAACGCAAAGAACAACGCGGCTCCTGCGAACAGGCCGCATGCGGTGAATTCGAGCTTAGCCATTTTACCGTGCTCCGTGTAGGGGATGGAGAAGAGGGGTCGGTGGGTCATGGGAGCACCCACTGGTAGACGGGGAACGGCGTTTTACAAATGAAATCTACCCACGCATGTCCCTTATCAGTCATAACGTAGTTTGTGTCAGCATCATCTTCTGCAATCCGCAAAATGTCGTTGTCTATCATGTCAGTGACAAACTCTTTCACAACATCCGGCCATTGCGGTCCATTGATGCCATCATGCTCATAGTCATTCGCGCGGCAATGATACCAAAGCGCAATCTGGATATAGAGCGGGGCGCGTGTCATCACTCATTCTCCCTCAGCAACCGGTTGCGCAGTGCGGTGTAGGCGCGGGTGGCGGGCGTATGCGGATAACACATCAGCGCCGTCGGTGAATACGCCTCGTAGACGAAAAACACATATTTCGGGTTATCAAACTCGCATAGCACCCGTATCGGCAACCGACACGCGGCGACAGCGGCGGTGATGTAGGGGCTGGTCATCGTTCGTGCCTCCGCTCCACAGCGTCACGCTTGGCGTCGAGATCCCATTGCGGGCGCGCTTCAGCGGCAAGCTGATCAAGATGATCATATAAATCCAGCAAAGAGATGGTATTGCAATCAACAAACCTTCCCATATCTACCCAGACTTCATTGATCACATAATCAGCATCATCACGCGACCACACATAGTCCACCTCTACCGGCAGCCCAGCAAACGTCGTCCGGATTGTGGGCATTAGCGGTCTTCTTTGAGGGCGGCGCGAGCTATTGACATACACTCGCGTATGATCGTGCCATTCGTCGTGTGCAGCCTATCACCCTGCTTATGGATCTGGCGCAGCGCCTCGCAAAGCATCCGCTCCCGCCGCTGGAGGTGTTCGAGATAGTTAGCCGCCTTGTGCATTAGCCATACCTTGCGGGCCGCATCGTCTGACATGCCAGTCGTCACATGCCACCCGCGCAACTCACCCACAAACGCCGCGATCTCTTCCTGGGTGGGGGTCATTTCACATACTCCATTGGCGGATTGAACGGTGCTTGTTGATATGGGTAACGAGGCTCGGCGATCCACCCTTCAACCCATAGACCGCCATGGTCAATAGTAAAGCGCCAGAATGTAGCGCCGTCTTTCGCCTGCAAGGATTGCATCTCTTTGGCCGCCGAACGACTGTCTGCATCATCCGTTAATTCACGAAACGAATAAAAGTTTGGCTCAACATATTTCATTGTCGTAAATCCTAAATCTTAGCTTTTATAATTTCACGATACATAGCCAATCCTTCAGGCGTATGGATAAGCATATGTTTGTGCCCTGATTTAACCTTAATGAGACCGCGCTTGATTAGACTGCTTCGCGCTCGATCTGAATATGTCAGCCATTTCATTTGGACGCCGCCGCCGTTAGACTCGCAGGCATCGAACAATAACTTGCGTTCCGTGCGAGTGAGTGTCCTATCCATCACCCTTCTCCTTCCCCGCGCGCCTGGCGGAGGGCTGCACGGGCTTCGATAAGAGCCACGCGAGAAAACTCGTTGTCACGCATGAACGGTACACCAGATGCAGTCTTGTCGGTGCATTCTGGTGCGGTTAATCGCTTCAGCGCCTCATACAGGGCTGGCGCCGCCTGTATAAGACAGCCGTTAGCGTTGATCTCGTTTCGTGTCAGATTATTATAGGCCCCAGGGACCGGCATCTGCGCAATAGATGAACGACATGCACCGCCATTCGGACCTTTGTACTGATAGCTAATGGCAATGATATTATCATCTTCATCGACGTACTTATGCCACGGTCCCTTCGTCCATTTCTCACTCATGATCTTTATCCATCATCGCGCGCCGGCCGACGATATCGCAGCGGCATAACTTGGTTACCTTCTCGCGCGCCTTGAACTCTCGCGCCGTGACATCGTGCCAGTCACTCATAATTACCTTGCCATCGGCCACATACAGATAGTTTCCGTAGATCGGATAATCGTCTGGTAATTCTGGCTCGTTTAGCTCACTCATGATCGGTATCCTTAGCTTTATGTAATGCTGCACGGGCTGCAGTGAGCCACTTAGGCTCCTGATACGGCATAAAGCCCCCTTCATCATCAGCCCATTTCATGCCGCAACCACGGCAAATGGTCCAGATAGCTCCGCCGCGATAGGTGTCTTCGTGCTCGCAAGTATTGCGGTCAATATGATCAATGCATTTTTCCAGATGTTTGGCTAACTTACTCATGATCTGGGCCCTTCGGTGGCTGGGGGAGGAGTTGCCAGTGGGTTGGCTGCTCGTCCGACGGATAGTCGTCATAGCACGTAGAGCTAATAACCCACCTGTTGCGGGTGTGAACCCAGCTACCAACTGTCATCCACCGTCCGCTGCATATAAGTATAGCCTTACCATCCCTCGGCGCCGTGCTGATATCCTGCCAAGCCTGCCACTGCTGCGGGGCGCGATCTAAGGCTGCATTCCATGCCATCTGCATTTTGTCATACGCACTAGTCGGCAGTTCAACCGGCAATTCATCCCACCAATCCTGAAAATCACTCATCACTCACTCCATTGCACGCGTGGGTTAGGCGGCGGTTTCCTGCCACCACTTCTGAAGCGGCAATTGTTCAAGTCCAGATGCTTCAACCTCAGCAAGCACGTTTTCAAAATCTACGGGCACCCCGGAGATTGCTGCACTTAGAGCCTTGATAATCTTTAGCGACATCTCAATATGCCGCTTCTCATCATCGGTAGCATTGATAAGCATGGCTGCCACAGATCCGGTGAACTGTTCATTTTCGTTCGTTACCATCCAATGATTATGGCAACGCTTCATCACCGCTCGGAAGCGATCTTCCAGACTTTTCCCTTCTGCCGGCTTAGCGATCTCGCGGAATTCCGCTTCCATGATCGCCGCTAGTGTCCCGTTCATCATTCATCTCCGCTGGTTCGTTGGGGTGGGGTTAGGCCCATTGTTTCCACTTGTCATTCCGCGCCATCTGCTTCAGGCAGAACTTGCAGGTTACCTGTTCCGCCGTATCCGCCACGTTGTAATCATCTTTACTGTTGTTAACGCGGCGGCACAGCGTCGTAGTGATCGTGCAATCGCCCCGGCGGATCATCTGGCTGAGATGGAGAACTGACTTAGACATAATCGGCTCCGGGGTTTGTGTTGCTGTTGATGGATCATATGGCGAAAAGATTTCGTGCGTCAACAAGAAAAAACATCTTGTGCGAAAATAATTCCTGTGGCCTAATGTGTCTATGGCAAAGATCGAAACCGTTAAAGACCTTGTGGACCTCTGGGGTAGCGATGATAGCGCCGCCGAGGCATGGGGCACAAACGCCGCCGTGGTGCAGAAGATGCGCCTTGGCAACCGTCTGCCTGGCTGGCATCTCATGCCGATCTGGCGGGCTTGTCAGGCGCGCGGTCATAAGCATGTAACGGCGATCAGGTTGATGGAGCTAGCGGGGAAGCCGAGATGAAAGTCCTTGATCTCTTCAGCGGCATTGGCGGCTTCAGCCTAGGGCTTGAACGGGCTGGGATGCAGACAGTAGCATTCTGCGAGATTGATCCTTTCTGCCGCAAAGTGCTGGCGAAACACTGGCCAAAGGTTCCTTGTTACGATGACATCCGAACGCTTACCGCCGAACTGCTTGCAGCAGATGGAATTGCCGTTGATGTCATCTGCGGAGGATTCCCCTGCCAAGACATTAGCCACGCAGGCAAAGGCGCCGGGATTGGTGGAGAACGGTCAGGATTATGGAAAGAGTACGCCCGTCTTATTGGCGAACTACGACCAAGTTTCGTCATCGTGGAGAACGTCGCAGCGCTCCTTGGTCGAGGATTGGACGTTGTTCTCGGAGACTTGGCCTCGCTCTGGTATGATGCGGGATGGCATTGCATACCAGCTTGCGCCGTTGGCGCCCCTCACCGCAGAGACAGGATATGGATTGTTGCCTACCCCGGAGGCCAGCAATCAGAAAGCAATTGCTCTTCGATCTGGGGGCAGGCCGCCAAAGAATTTTCTAAAGAGACTTCCGACCCCTACGGTAAATGGGAATTACAACAAAGTTGGCGCGAGCAGTACGAGCGGCACCGGATTGGCGACTATCATTGGTGGTCCACTGAACCCGACGTGGGTAGAGTGGCTTATGGGGTTCCCAAAGGATTGGACCGACTTAGATCCCTCGGCAACTCCGTCGTCCCACAAATCCCTGAACTTATCGGACGGGCAATAATGGTAGCCGTCGCATGAACCGCCGCACCTCCGCCGCTATAGACCGCCTCGCCCAACTCCTCCGCGACATAGACGCGCTGGACCGGGCGAACAGGGCTGACGTTGCGGAACTGTTCGCGGTGTTCGAGGATCTGACCGTCGTTGCGGAGGCGGAGTATTGGCAGTTGAAACGAGAGATGAGGAAGCTATGAACGCGGAAAGCGAAAGAGCAATGATCGTTATGCTGTTGGCTATCGCATTGATGAAGATGGACCATGGAGCGATGTCTTATCTTTGGGCCGCATGTGCTCTTGTCTGGGCCATTAAATGGGGCGCTCGGTTTCGGAACGAGTGCAGAGCCCCCACACCATCAGGAGGGCGACGGCAATGATTGATTTCGATAAACCGATGCGGGTGGTTGGGAGCCACGAGCTATTGAAGAAATGCGACTACCCTTGTGCAGTCATGCATGATGGTGCTGTGTCATTTCTGGTTCATGGTCATACTGGCATCATTTACAAATTCACGCGCACACCTGATATCGCAGAAAACATCCCCGAGCCACGGCGCAGGTATCAGGCGCAATATAAAAAACATATGTCAGGATATTGGAAAGAAGAGAAAATTACATCACGGACAGATATCATCGCCTGGATCATCGAGACCGACCATGGCGAAGGCGCATCGCCGCGTTACACGTACGAGCGGGAGGATGTGTGATGTCAGACACCAACCTCAGCACCGATCTTCTACCATACTTCATTGCAACGACAGCCGAGCGCTGCCCGCGTCTGTGTCGTCAGGTGCAGTTAGACTGGGCGAAGAAGAACGGCTACAAGCAGATCTGCTATTTCATCAAGCACGGCAACGAACGCCTGAAACGCCATGCAATCGAGTTCGCCTCGGAGATGGCGTGGGTGATTCCGTTGGATATGCGGGGGTGAGGGATGGGATATAGAGGGGAAAAGCTAACAGAATATCAACGTCAATTAATCAAGGCACTTTATGATGGAGGGATCGCGCGAGAAGGGATCTCGAAAGTCATCAATTGTTCTTTAAACTCAGTAACCAACGTTGCTAAAGAAATGGGGTGCGACATGAGGGGTAAAGATCGTCGTAAATTTATTCAATTTAATGACACGGCTGAATTAAACAAATACATCAATGGTATCATCAAAGAAGTTCGTGCGGCCTATAACCCATGGAAACGGCCATGAGCCAAAAGCGCTATGAGCAAGTCGCCGAACTCATCAACAACCATCTGACCCCATCCGACATATGCCGCAAGCTCGGCATCAGCCGGCCGATCTTCCGCGATGCCCGTAAGCGTGCGGCTGAGAAAGGCCTCATCGACTACCGTCTGCAGTCTATCGGTCGGCCACCGCAGCATGAACCGTCACCAAAGCTCGTGGAGACCGATGAAGCAGCGGCGGCATGGATCGGTGCGCAGTTCACGGACAGCGCCATAGCTGCCAAGCCTGCGCCGTTGAAGACCTATCGTAGCGAGTATCATGGAAGCTGGAGTAGTTTGGGGGAACGCAGGTGACATTTCGGCATAAGAGCAAATTCGGCAATCGCAAGTCCGTCAGCGGCGATGGAACGAAGTTTGATAGTGCCGGCGAGATGCGTCGCTGGTTCGAGTTGCAGACGATGGAACAGGCTGGCTTAATCCGTAACCTGCGGCGTCAGGTGCCGTATGATCTATTTGGATTGGGTGGAATGAAGATCTGCACGCTTGTGGTCGATTACGACTACTTCGAAGGCCAGGTGCATATCAGCGAGGATTGGAAAGGTGTTAAAACGACAGACTTCAAGCTGAAAGAAAAGTTGTTCAGGGACAACTATCCGGGCAACTCGCTTCGTCTCACGGGCGCATGGAAGAAGATCGAGGACAAAGCGCGCGCCAAAGCACGGGCGAAGTATACGCAGAAGAAGATGTTGCTGCAAATGTTAGGAGAGAAAGAATGAGCGCACAGCAAGAATTTACTATCGGTGAAATTGAATTCAGGATTTACGAAAAATCATTCACCATTAATGGTGCAGTTTGTTATTGGGAAGATCCTGACTTCGCGCAACAGTTCAAGGATGCAATGTCGCGTGAGCTTGCCCGTGCATTCCGCAATGGCAAAGAAGCTGCGCGCGCTGAAATTAAGAAGGCGATCTTCGGATAATGGAGATGTTGCTGGCGATGGTAGGAGAGAAAGAATGAACTATAAAAATGCTGTTGATATCTTAAGCAATTGTACTGAGGCGGCCATGCGAGAAGACGCAAAAAACTACCTTCTAAAGTTTTATGTAAAAGTTGAATCTTTGAAAAAAGCCTCACGAAAATTGTCTAATGATAGCTTTAATCTTTTAGCAGACCTCGACGAATCTCTATCTTATTTCGATGCCATCGATAATGTAGAGATGGACAAATGAGCATCTTCGCACCAGACACGCGCGGTAGCATGTACGCCTTGAAGAAGGCCGGCTTGCCGGTGCATGGTGTCGCCGATCTTATCGAGGGTTTCTACGAAATGAAAACCCGTCACGGGTGGAAACCTGTTAGAATATGGCGTGGTCAACCGATCGATCCGGTGACTCGTGAGGATCTCGACAGGTCGCATGCTTGGCAAGCGATCATTGATCACAAGGACGCAGATCCTTACGAGATCTGGCCCTCAGTTTGTGCGCGGCCCATCAGTCGCGCTGTCTATTTCGATCTGGTAACGCTGACGCCGGTCGAGAATGAATTCCAAGTCAGCATGTCAAACGATGAAATGTAGAAAGGTTAAGCCATGAGTGTTTTAGGTTTTCAGACAACGAACGCTGGCGATATTGTGCCTCACTGTAAGTATGACTCCCGCGCCGGCCGCTGGTCAAAGGTTGACCGCTTCCAGGGAGCATCGGGCTGGGAGAACAACGTTACCGACTTCACCCAGAATGCTGTCTTCGTGATCGACCTCGCGAACATCGAGGTCGGCTGGGTGCATTTCGGTGCGCAGGGCCCATCTTATGCCATGTCAGCGGTTGGCCAGAAGCAGCCGGACCAGCCGAGCAAGGACCACAAGCAGGGCTTCAAGGTGACGCTCTATTCCGAGAAGAACCTGGATGGCATCCGTGTGTGGTCAACGAATGCGAAGTGCGTGCTCGCCGCTATTGACGAGCTTTACGCCTCGTACCTTGCAGCCGCGGAATCGAAGCAGGGCAAGCTGCCTGTCATTCAGATGGTCAACGTGACGCCCGTCAAGACCAGCGGCAAGGATAAGGACGGCAAGCCAGTTACCAGCACCAACTATGCGCCGGTCTTCACCATCCTTCAGTGGGTGGATCGCCCGCAGGCCTTGGGCGCTACCGTGACGCCCATTACAGCCTCGCAGCCGGCTCCTGCACCCCAGGCGGCCACACAGCCTGTCGTGCAGCCAGCGGCCTCTGGCGGCCCTCTCTTCTAACCTGATCCTGCCCTCCCCGGGCCGGTAACTAAGCCCCGCTGCTTTAACTCCCTGGCAGCGGGGTCTTTCTTTGCGTTCCACGTGAAACATTTTAACACAGCACGTTTGTGTGAGTGTGAAATCGCGTGTGCGTTTCTGAAACTTTGTCGTTTCAAAATGCTGTGTGTTCGCCATAGACAAATGCGGAACAACGCGAAATCTTGTGGATAAAAAAGGTTCCCTTATCGCTCAGTGAATTTTCTGTGATATGATATTTTTTGCCGCTGTCCGCTGATCACGGATGGTTTCGATAGCCAGAGGTTGCCGGACTTCACACCGCGTACCTCTGGCTATCACCCTGCCCCTGATCGGGGCGTTGTGAAGAGGTTAAGATGCCAAAAGGTATTCCGACTTTTTATAATGGCGTGCAGTTCCGTTCGCGGCTTGAGGCGAAGTGGGCAGCCATGTTCGATTTGCTTAAGTGGCCGTGGGAGTACGAACCGTTCGATCTGGACGGCTGGATTCCCGATTTTGCCCTAATCGGATGCTCACAAGATGTCACCGGTTATACCAGTGAAGGCGCGCCGATTATTAAATCAGAACTCAAATCCGTTTTGGTTGAGGTCAAGCCGGTAGACAAATTCCCGGCAGATATTGGGGCTGAAATCGCCAATACGTTGGGCGAAAACCCATCTTATGAAGCGCTTATCTGTGGTTTTACACCCGTCATTGGTCATGCTTACGATTCTCCATGCATTGGATGGCTTTATGATGGTGAATTCGATTTAGCCCCATGGGGACGGTGGGAGTACGCGGCGACGCTTGGGTTTTGCCATAAAAATAATAGCTTCCATGATCGCATCAGCGGGCTTCACGACGGTGGCAGATATGGCAGAGGCGGTTTTGACGCCAGCTTGATTGCTGATCTGTGGGCCAAAGCCGGCAATATCACCCAATGGAAGGCGCCAAAGTGATGATCGACGCTGGGGGCAGCTCATCATTAACGCCGAGCCGTGATGCCATGCGGCAATTCCTTAACCACCTTTTTGGTGGTTATCTCGACGGATTGCATGACGGTCTCATTGAAATCTCACATGTGGAAAATCAGGGGGATAAGCCTATAGAGCGTTGGCGTAGCAAACTTTTTGGCACGGATGAAATCGAGGATGCCGTTGATTTCGCAAGCGCCATGAATGCTCAAAGGTACAACGTTTATGTGGCCCCGGCCCTTCGCCACCCTGATGCTGACCGCAATAAGCGCGCGTCCAAGGATCAGGTCATGGGAACCGTCGTTCTCTGGTGCGAATGGGATGACGTCGTTGACTTCGAGGAAGCGCAGAAGAAATACCAGTTCGTGAAGCCAACGGCCGGTATCATTACCGGTACTGTGCCTTCCAGGCGCTGCCAGGCCTTCTGGCGGATAGACGAGGCGCTTTATGACAAGGACGAGATAGACGGGGCTCTGATCGGCCTTCAGGCAGCCTTATACGGGGATTACAAGGTTACCCATGCCGACGGTCTTATGAGGCTAGCTGGCTCCGTTTCCTGGCGGAAGCTTGATAAGCCCGAACGTGTTGACGAGCAAACAATCCTCGTCATGGGTCAGGACGGCATGCCACCATCATACCCCGTCGGCCAGATCCTGCAAGCCTTTCCGCCGCAAGAACGCAAGTCGCCAGCCGACGGTTTCCGTCATCCTGAGGAAATCGAGCGCCACAAGAACTCCCTTGGGTTAGACGCCGGCCGCGTCGAAGACGGCCGCGAAACCTATATGCGCGATACCGTCCTAGCCTGCCTGGTGGAATTCGCCGGGCAGAACGGCGCATGGCCGACAGCACAAGAACTGTTCGACATCGCTTGGCCGCAATATAGCAAGAATGTCGATTTCAGCCGGCCGGGGCGTGGTGACCGGGAATTCTTCGGGAAATGCCGATATACGGTCCAGCGTGCCGAGAAGGAGCAGATTAAGAACCGAGACGGCAGCCGAATGACGTTGCAATCTGCTGTTGCAGCTTATGCGAAGAAGCAAAAAAAAAGGACTGAAAATGCGTCCGTAAGTGAAAAAAGTGAATCATCTCAGTCGGATGTATTCAATCTTTTCGACTGGACGGCAAATCGGTACACGGGGCAAGCGCCAGCCATTAAATGGCTCTGCGAGGGAACCGTACCGCTTGGCATTCCGATGCTTCTGGCGGCCATGGGCGGTGTCGGCAAAAGCTTCCTTTCCTTGGATATGGCGCTTTCCATTGCCTCTGGCGTCACATCGTTAAAGCCCAAGCATTGCCTCGGCGGCGACATCATGAGCTATGGGACGGCGGTTGTTCTTTCCGCCGAAGATAGTCAGGAATCGATCCATCGTCGGTTTAATGCCATCGATCCTGACAGTCATCGCCTCGTACATCCTGATAAGTTAATTGTCGTGCCGATGCCAAATGCAGGGGGGCCCAGACCCCTGATCGGGAATAACGGGAAGACGTTCGGCAAGACAGAATTCTTTGATCAGCTGAAAAACCAGCTTTGCCAGATTGGCGATTTACGCTTGGTTGTAATCGATCCCTTACAAGCCTTCGTCATGGCAGACGTCAATTCCGATCCGGCCGCCGGCCAGTTCATGTGGTCCGCCTTCGCCGAGATCTGCGCCATGACAGGCGCCACCGTTATGGTCTGCCACCATATGAAAAAGGATGACGGCGCCCCCGTGAAGACTGCTGACGAAGCCCGCGCGGCGATCCGTGGCAGCTCTGCCTTGGTTGATGGTGCGCGCCTGTCCTATGCCCTTTGGAAGGTCGAGGAGGGCCGGGCCCGGGCGCTCTGTCGTGAGACTGGTATCGAATACGAAAACGGAGTTGTCATCGATGGCGCCGTGGTTAAGGCCAATGACAAGGCCAATAAGGAACCGACAACATATGTCCGACAGGACTCTGGCTTGCTTATTCCATCAGGAATTAGTTCTCAAGTGGTGTCGGCGGACAGACGGTCATTAAACGCCGGCCAGCTGCGCTCTTTGCTTAATGAGGTCAACGCCAGATGGCTGGCCGGCAACCCATTTTCCCATAGCCATATGTCCGGCGGCCTGTGGCTCGGCAAGTATATCATTTCTGCCTTCAGCCTTCGCCGGGACGATGCCAAGGACATCGTCGACAGCCTCGTTTCACAGGAAATTCTGGTCATAGAAAAACAGAACTCAAACACTAAGAAAACTGGTCTGAAGGTGCAAAAATGGTCAAATGCGCCAGGAGAGGCATATGTGTAACCCATTGAAATCATTGCGGAAGCTTTGCGGAAGCTTTGCGGAAGCTTTGCGGAAGCTATATTGTTAAGTTGTTGTTTTTATTGCGGAGGCTTTGCGGAAGCTTTGCGGAGATTATACCCCCCATACCCCCTAGGGAAGCTTCCGCACTTCGCGGTGCGGAGCTTCCTGGCGAAAAGAAAATAAAACCCGAAACGTTGGAGAAGCAGCAATGGTCAATCAAAGATTAACGGTCGACTGCCACGCTATCATCGCCTCGGAGATCCAAGCCCTCGACTACCTGGCGAAGCAGCTGGAACAGACGTGGGGCATCGGTCGCCTTCGCTTGCTGGCGGATGCCAACCTGCGCATGCGTTTCGATCAGCAGACCGAGCTGCTCAATACAGCGCTTGAGAGTGACGACGCTACTAGGGAAGAAATCCTAGCTCAGATTGGCGGCATGAAGCGCGCCTGGGCTGCCCTCGATATGGCGGCACGGGCAGCCGGCCGCCAACCGACGCCGCCAACGGTCTGGGAAATCCCGCTCGAAGATGGCAGCATTGCTTTGCTGGTGAAGGACGAGGCTGACGCCAGCCAGATTGCCATTCAGGCTAGAGAGCGTTCCTGTCAGGTTTACAGCCTCGCTGAGGTCGGTCGGCTGCTTTCCGGGTATTCGACACTAGCCAAGGCGAAGATGGCCTTCCCAGGGGCTGTAATCGCTTCGGTGCAGTCGCGTACCGAGACAGCAAAGTTTCTAGACGATAGCGTGCCGTTCTGATAACTTATCTAAACTACAGGTAACTTATCAGGTGTGAAATGTTTGACCCGTTTGAACTTGCAAGTGATCTTAGAAAAATTGGCAAAGACCCTAGAAAGGTCACAAAGGAACAATTTCAAGAGCTTGGACATGCGCCTATGTCGCCGATTGATGCAATTCGTGCACGATGTGTTGACTGTTGCGGCGGGTCAAAAGACGAAGTTAGGAAGTGCACGGCCGTCGCTTGTCCTTCTTGGCCGTTCAGGATGGGCACATCGCCGTGGCGAAACCCTAGGAACTTATCAGAGGAAACCAGGGCTGCGCTTCGTGACCGCCTGATGGTAGCCAGAACAGCCAAACGATCTGAAAATACATAGCTTGTGTATAACGGAGATTAACATGCCCAACCCCAAGGACGAGTTCGCGGCGTTGCCGCATGGCTGGCCGGTGTTGCATGAGAAGACGGCTATGTCGATAAAACCACAGTTAACGATTGCTGAGGCGGCAGTCCTGAGTGGAAAGGCTTGCAGCTATCCGCAGCCATGGAACCGCGCCGAACTGGCGGTGGCGACGGGGGATGATTGGGCATAGCTTGCGCTATCCACAAATTGTGGTAATCTAAGCGCCTGATTGTCCTAGCAGGGGGTTATTCGCAATGAAGAAAACCAAGAAGCCCGGTAAAGGCGGACGTGGCTGCTGATGGGCAAGCTGTCGTCCAAGGAACGCGATAAGCTGTCGAAGTCAGACTTTGGCTTGCCTGGCGAGCGCAAATACCCGATGCCGGATAAATCTCACGCCGCAAACGCTAAAGCCCGCGCCAGTCAGCAGGAAGCCAAGGGAAACCTCTCCAAGGCCGCTGAGAAGCGCATTGCCGCCAAGGCCAACAACATCCTCAACGGTCGGGCCAGGGTGCGCTGATGCCGTCTTACGTTCGCCGCCCGCTTCCCATGCCAAAGTCTGCCGCGCCGTCGAAGCAGTCGCAGCTTGAGCTACAGCAGCGCGAGATTGCCGAGGCGCTGGTTTCTGTCGTGGAGCAGTTCAATGAAGCTCTGGACGTCTTGCAGCGTCGCCTGCATGCCTTGGAAGCCAATGCCTTCGGTAGCGCGCGGCATGAACAGGATCTCATCAGCAGCCAGGAGACCGGACATGCAGCTTGAGCCGCAGGTTGTCGCTGGTTTCTACAAAGACGGCTTGCTCGATCAGGTCGTCTATCTGCCGTTGACGAATGTCGAAGAATCGAAGCGCGCTGATGCCAAGGTTAAATTCCTGAAAGCGTTGATCAATTTCAAGAGCGGCCGAACCATCGTTGAGCTTGACCCGGCCAATCTGCCGGAGCTTGGCTCGCAGTTGGCACAGTGAGCAGATTTAGCGAAACTAAATCCACAGAAATTGGATATGGCTAATCCAAACCCAAACAAGTCTACCCGGTTCGGTGCAGGACAGGTAGCAAACCCAGGCGGCAAGCCAGTTAACGCCAGGAACCAAGTTACTAAAAAGTTGCTTGAGGTTTTGGCAAAGGACTTTGATAAAAATGGGGAAACTGCAATTGTTCGCATGCGTGAGGAAGACCCAAGCGGCTATGTGCGGACTATCGCCAGTTTGCTTCCCAAGGAATTCGTCATCGAACGCCCGTTGGATGGCCTGAGCGATGACGAGCTTGCAGCCAGCATTGCTTTCATCCGAGAAAGAGTTGCTGCTCTTACAGACGCTTCAGCAGGAGTGGGAGAAGCGCCAGTCGGAGAATCGGTTAGCGAGCTACACACCGTACAGTAAGCAGACGTCATTCCATGATGCTGGCGCTTCGTTTCGGGAGCGCCTTTTCCTTGCCGGCAACCAGATTGGTAAGACGCTGTCAGGCAGCATGGAATATGCCATGCATCTCACTGGCCGCTATCCAGATTGGTGGCGCGGTCGCAGATGGGACAAGCCAATCGTGGGATGGGCGGCCGGCGTCACAGGTGAAACGACGCGCGATACCGTCCAGCGCCTGCTTATGGGGCGTCCGGGCGCCATTGGCACAGGTTCTATCCCCAAGGCCTGCATCATCGATACGACACGCGCTCTTGGCGTCTCCGATCTTTTCGACACGATCCGCGTTCGCCATGTCTCAGGCGGCGAATCAATACTGGCACTGAAATTCTATGAGAAGGGCCGCGCGAAGTGGCAAGCTGAGACACTTGATCTTGTCTGGTTCGACGAAGAACCGCCCGAAGACATTTACAGCGAAGGCCTGACACGCACCAACGCAACTGGCGGCATGAGCTACATCACGGCAACGCCGCTCATGGGAATGACTGAGGTAGTGCGTTCGTTCCTGCTCAATCCGACGCCGCAACGGCATCTCACCAAGATGGGCATCGCTGAGGCCGAGCATTACACACCTGAACAGCGTCAAATCATCATCGATAGCTATCCAGCGCATGAGCGTGAAGCGCGCGCCAATGGCACGCCGATCCTCGGGTCAGGCCGCGTGTTTACGGTTCCTGAAGAGCAGATCAAGGAAGAAGCAATCCAGATCCCGGATCATTGGGTGCGCATTGTTGGCCTTGACTTCGGCTGGGATCACCCGACAGCTGCCGTATGGTTTGCTTACGACCGCGACGCCGATTGTGTACATGTGACAGATTGTTACCGTGCCAGCGAGCAGACGCCGCTTATCCATGCTGGAGCTATCAAGCCGCGCGGCGAATGGATACCAGTTGCTTGGCCGCATGATGGGTTGCAGCATGACAAAGGCTCTGGCGTGCAGCTTGCTGAGCAGTACCGCGCGCAAGGTCTTAATATGCTGGCTGAGAAAGCGACCTTCGAGGATGGCAGCAACGGTGTCGAAGCCGGCATCATGGATATGCTGGACCGGATGCAGACTGGACGTTTCAAGGTTGCGGCGCATCTCAACGATTGGTGGGAGGAATACCGCCTTTACCACCGAGACAACGGCCTCATTGTGAAAGAAGGTGACGATCTTATGAGCGCCACCAGGTACGGCGTCATGATGTTGCGCCATGCATCGGTAAAGCCGCGCAAGCGCGAACCTCACTACACTTCACACGGGTGGATGGGCTGAGATGGCCAGCGATAAAGACGTCATCAGCGAAGCTAAGGAAGCGTTCCAGCTCGCATCCGACAATGAATCAGAGAACCGAGAGGAAGCGCTTTCAGACCTGCGCTTTCTGAAGCTCAACGAACATTGGCCCGATCAGGTGAAGACCGACCGTGATCGTGAGAACCGTCCCTGCCTGACGATCCCCCTTCTCCCTGCCTTCGTTCGGCAGGTGACCAATGATGCCAGACAGAATGTACCGACGATCAAGGTGCATCCTGTCGACAGTCAGGGCGACGTCAAGACCGCACAGGTCTATGACGGTCTCATCCGCAATATTGAGCAGATCAGCAACGCCGATGTTGCTTACGACACTGCCATTGACTTTGCCGTCAGCTGCGGGTTTGGCTATCACCGCGTCAACATCGACTATGCGCATGATGATACCTTTGACAAAGATATCCTGATCCAGCGCATTGCCAATCCGTTCAATGTGTATGCAGATCCCTACAGCACGTCTGCTGATGGCAGCGATTGGATGACGGCTTTCATCGTTGACCAGATGTCGAAAGATGCTTTCGAGGAGACGTATAAAGGCGCTGAAGCTGTTAACTGGGAAGATGACGGCTATAACAAGCAGGGCCTGCCGTGGGTCACCGATGACAGCGTCATGGTCGCTGAGTATTGGACCAGATCAGAGGTCATGCGGCCAGTTGTCAAGCTCAACAATGGCGAAATCATACTCGCCAGCGAATGGAAGGATAACCAGGATCTCTGGACGACTGCAGGACTATCGGTCATTGGCGAGCGCACAATCCGCAGCTGGAAAGTCAATCAGAAGATCATGACTTGCGCCGAAGTACTCAAGGATAACGATTGGGCCGGTTGTTACATTCCGATCATTCCGACCTATGGCGAAGAAATCAACATCGAAGGGAAACGCATTTTCAAGTCGCTGATCCGCGATGCTAAGGACGCACAACGGCAGTTCAATTACTGGCGCACTGCCGCGACCGAGCTGGTAGCCCTTGCACCTAAAACGCCGTTTATTGGACCTGAGGTTGCCTTCCAGGGTGAAGACCAGCAGAAATGGGACACAGCAAACCTCAAGAACTGGTCTTATATCAGCTACAAAGGCAACGTCCCGCCACAACGTCAGCAGTTCGCCGGACCTGCTGGGGGTGCTATGCAAGAAGCGCTATCGGCCCATGACGATATCAAGGCCATCACGGGCCTTTATGACGCGTCGCTCGGCCAGCGCAGCAATGAGACGAGCGGCAAGGCTATCAACGCCCGCAAGGTCGAAGGAGAAACATCTACATTTCACTTTGTTGATAACCAAGTGCGCGCTGTCCGCCAGACTGGCAAGATCCTGATTGACCTCATCCCGAAGGTTTACACTGGCGACCGTATGGTGCGTGTGCTTGGCCGCGATGGTTCGGTGCAGAACGTGCAGCTTGGCGAGAAACCGCAGCAGCCGCAGATGCCGCCGCAGGTCGGTCAGACGCCCATGCAGGCTCCCGGTATGCCGCAGCTGCCTGGTGCTGCCCAACAGGCGCCAAATGCGCTACCAGGTCAGATGCAGGCGCTGTCGCCGGCAGGAACGCCGCAGGAAGCGTCATCGACCACGGAATTGACGGGCGTTTTCGATCTCAGTGCGGGTAAATACGATCTCACTGTTACCGCTGGACCGAGCTATACGACGCAGCGTCAGGAAGCGGCCGACCAGATGATGCAGCTTTTGCAGGCTTTCCCGCAGGCAGCGCCTTACATTGGCGATTTGGTGGCTAAGAATCTTGATTGGCCCGGCGCCGATGAGATCGCTGCTCGCCTGAAAGCGATTGTGCCACAACCTGGTGGTCCTGATCCGCAGGCCATGCAGCAGATGCAAGAGCAATTGCAGCAGATGGGCCAACAGATGCAAATGGGGATGCAGAAATTCCAGCAATTGCAGCAGGAAAACCAGCAGCTTCAACAGCAATTGGCGTTGGCAAAGCTCGACCAGCAGAATACGGCTGCTAAGATCAGCGTCGATTCACAGAAGAACCAAACCGAGGCTTATAAGGCTGAAACGGAACGGTTGCAGGCGCAAGCTGAGGCGCAGAGAGCCGCTGCCGAAGCACAGGCAATCCATGTGAATACGCAACAGAACGTCGATGTGAGTGGTGCCGTCAACCAACTGGCCGCGACAACGGCTGCTATTCACCAGCATCTTGCCATGCAGTCTCAGCCGAAGGTCAAGCGCGCCATGAAACAGCCTGACGGGTCATGGGCAATGACTGAAGAGCCGGCGGTGATGCAATAATGGCTGACACTAAGATCAGTGGGCTCACAGACGGCGTATCCGTACAGGCGACGGATCAGGTCCCGGCTGCGAGATCAGGGACTAACGTCTTTCTGACGTTCGCTTATATACAGACGTGGATTGCAACACTTTCGCTTGCTTGGGGTAAGCTGACTGGCATTCCTGCGCCAGTAAGCGCACTCAGTGGTACGAATACCGGAGATCAAACGATTACCCTAACTAGTGATGTCACTGGCAGCGGAACCGGTAGCTTTGCGACGACAATTTCCAATAATGCTGTTAGCAATGCCAAATTGGCGCAGATGGCAGCCAATACGCTTAAGGGCAACAATACTGGCTCGACAGCAAATGCCTCTGATCTGACGGTCGCTCAAATCGTTGCTATGCTTGCTCCTTATGCCGCATCATTCGGATCTAAATGGGGAACCATTCGTGCCAGGCCGAACACTGGCACCAACAGCATGAATACCAGCATTGGCGGCGGTATTAGTCTAGGCGGTACAATCGCGACTATTGCGCCGACTTCAACGAGCTTGACGACCTCAATTTTGAGGACCCGTTATTCTACCGGAACGACCGCAGGCACGACGGGCGGTTACACTAACCAGCAACAGGCGGCGCCAGTTCGCTGTAACTTCTGGTTTGAAAGCATTTTCAATCTGCAGACTGATGCAACTGGTGCTCAATGTTTTGTCGGGGTTCGTGCGGCTACGGGTGCCGTAGGTGCAGATCCCTCCACCACGACGCAGCTTATCGGCATTGGTTTCGATGCAGCCGACACGACGGCTGGTAACTGGCAGCTTATCTATGCTGGTGCTGGTGCCGCAACCCGAGTTGATACGGGTATTCCGCGTGTGACAGCGCACGCCATGTGGGTGCAGATCACATCCGTTGCGGGTGGCGGCCAATACAACGTCACGCTGACTGACTTGGAGACGGCTGTAACGTTCTCATCTGGCAACATCACATCGGGCGCGCCGTCTAATGGTCAGTTCATGGCAATGCAGGCGCAAATTCGCAATGGCGCTCTGACGACAAACGTCGTTATTGAAATTGGCATGGTGGATTTAACGTGGTTCGTCCAATAGGAGATATAAATGGACCGGCAAGCTTTTCTTGATCTACTAGGTGAAAGTTTCTTCTGGAACTATTTCACCTCGAATTTCAATGCTGACACGATGGGCATGTACACTCATTGTTTTGTCATTAATCAGCTGATAGACCATGACTCGTTCCAGTGGTGGGCCGATTACCTCTGGAATTACTCGACATTTTTCTACGACAATGACGGACAGCCGGATCAGTCGAAATACGACGCCTTTATGGCGCATCAGCCTGCCTGATAGATGCCGACTCCAAATCCATCATCGAGTTATCTTCTGCTAGAGGATGGGAGTCATATTGTCCTTGAAGACGGCAGCGGTTTTATTCTCCTTGAAGGCCAGGGCGCAGGCATCGAATACTTTGGTGGCATGCCGCACAAGTACGACTCGAAATGGGACAGGCGCCACGCTAAAGATTACCGTTGGTTAAATCGCTATGTCGATGCAAAATATGTAGAGATTGAGCGGCAGAAACTTGGTATATTACCAACGCCAAGGGCGACACCCGAAAGGATCGCCCGCATAAATGTGCCAGAAACGGCAATAACGCTGCCACAGATTGACCGGCAGGACATTATCACCGGTTTAATCGAGAAAGCGGCGGCAGAGATGCCTAAAGGCATCGATCTCAGGCAGGAAATCGAGCGCGCTTTTCGCGCTGATCTGCAAATCAAGCAAATGCGACTGGAACAAGCCATCCGCGACGCGGAGGACGAAGACGACGCAATAGCGCTCTTGCTGTTGCACTGAGAGGTAGCGGTGGATATGGACAAAATCACGCCGGTTCAAGGTTCTACGCAGACTGTTGCGGCTACATCAACGCCGAGCAGCATTACCGTTGATATTACTCGCACGAACGTGCGGATTGTCAGCAAGGGACCGAATTACGTCTTCGTGCGCTGGTGGAATTCCCAGGAAGGCACACAGACAGCGACTACGAACGACCTGCCGATCCCTCCAACCTGGCCGACCGTCATTGATATCGGTAATGCCGATACCGTCGGCTTTGTCTGTGCCTCGACGGAAACGGCAACTGTCTACAACACCATGCTTATTGAGGATTGAGTTTGCAACCGCACCAACCCAGGGGGAGTGCTTTAGATGAATGACGACACGACCAACCAACCGGCGCCGGATACGCAGCCCGCGAATACGCCAGCGCCCGAAGGAGTCGAAGAAGAGCTTGAAATCGACGATGATCTACTAGCCGACGCCGGCCTCGCTGAAGAGCAAACCGACGAAGAGCTTGCGGAGATCGAGCACGATGGCAAGAAATACCGTGTACCGGCCGCCCTCAAGGATGGCTATCTGCGCAATGCGGATTATACGCAAAAGACGCAGTCGGTGGCGGAGATGCGGCGCGAGGTCGAAGCGGAAAAGGCCCGTGTCGCTGAGATGGGAAAGTTGAGACAGGAGGATGTGGCCGCGATTGGCCAGATCGTCAATCTCGATACCCAGCTCAAGGCTTTCCGTGAGATTACCCAGGGACAATGGGCGCTTTTGGACCAGCAGGACCCGGCCAGAGCGCAACAGCTGTTCCGCCAGATGTCTTTGCTGAAAGAACAGCGTGACGAGCTTGTCAGTGGTGTTCAGCAACGACAGGAGCAACTTAAGCTCGAAGAACAGCGCATGAGCGCCAAGTTTGTCGAGGAAAATAAGGCTGCCCTCAAACGTTTGATTCCGAATTGGACGCCTGAACTTGGCCGCAAGGTCGCTGATGCCGGGATGAAGCACTTTGGACTGACCGAGAAAGAAATTCAGTCAGTAACCGATGCTCGCTTCCTGAAGATCCTGCATTACGCCCGCATCGGCCATGAGGCGTTAAACAAATCGCGCGCTGCCACGAAGACGGCGGATGCTGTCGAGGCAAATCCTGTTCCACAGGTTGCTGCCAGGCGCTCTGCTCCGACCAACGATCTTTCTAAGATCAAGGATCCGGATGAATGGCTGCGCGTTCGCAACAAACAGCTCGCTGCACAGCAGCGTCAACGTAGAGGATAGCCATTATGGCCAATACAATTCTTACTCCGACCATGATTACGCGGGAAGCGCTTCGCATCCTGCATCAGAAGCTTAACTTCGTTGGCACCATCAACCGTTCCTACGATGATCAGTTCGCCCAGAAGGGCGCCAAGATCGGCAACAGCCTGAATATCCGCCTGCCGAACCAGTACACTGTCCGTACCGGCCAGAATCTGTCAACGCAGGATACCACGGAAACCAGCACCCAGCTGACTGTCAGCACCCAGAAGGGTGTTGACTTGACCTTTACCAGCCAGGAACTGACGATGAGCTTGGATGACTTCTCCAAGCGCATTATCAGCCCCGCGATGGCGGTCCTGGCATCCAGCATCGAAGCTGATGCCATGTCGATGTATCAGCAGGTCTATAACCAGGTGAATAACCAGGGCGCTGCCATGACCTTCAAAACGGGTGTCATGGGCGCACGTAAGATCCTGAACGATAACCTGGCGCCGCTCGACAACGACCGCACCATGAACCTGAACACCCAGGATGAAGTTGACCTTGTCGATGCTCTGAAGGGCCTGTTCCAGGATAGCGATGCGATCTCCGAGCAGTACCGTGAAGGCATGATGGGCCGCACGGGTGGCTTCAACTTCTACGAAAACACCCTTTGGCCGACCCAGTCACGCGGCGCTGCTACCACGGCTTACGTCACCAATACCCAGGTTGGCACGCTGCCGATCTCCGCAACGCCGGTTTCCTCAATCACGATTGCCACCGGTACCGGCTCGATCAATGCCGGCGACGTCTTCACCATCCAGAACGTTTTCCGTGTCCACCCGGAAAGCAAGGCGACCCTGGCGACGCAACAGCAGTTCGTTGCATTGAACACCTTGGCTGGCCCTGGCGTGCTGAATATCAGCCCGTCGATCATCCTTGCTGGCGGTTATCAGAACGTTGTCATTCCGACGACTTCCGCGACTGCCACCATGGCCTTTGCTGGCACCATCTCGACCCCGTACGGCATCTCTATGGCCTATCATAAGGATGCCTTCGTGTTCGCGACGGCCGATCTTCTGATGCCGCAGGGTGTTGATATGGCCGCCCGAGAGGTCCAGGACGGAATCTCGATGCGTATGGTCCGCCAGTATGTGATCGGGACGGATACTTTCCCTTGCCGTTTGGATGTTTTGTACGGCTACAAGGCGGTCCGGCCACAGCTAGCTTGTCGCGTCGCCAATAACTGATCCCTTTGAGCCTAAGCCGGGTGCATATAGCGCCCGGCTACTTCTTGAAAGGAGAAGAAAATGGGCGCCCTGATCAATGAAGACCGGTTCGGCATGGTGAGCATTGCGCTTACGCCGGTTTCGGTTGCTGCGAATACGTCTGCCGAGCAGACATTTACCGTTCCCGGCCTATTGCCGGGCGATTTCGTCTCTCCGATGAAGCCGACTTCTCAGGCTGGCTTGAGCCTAGGCGGTGCGCGCGTATCGGCTCCGGCGACGCTTGCCTTGACTTATGACAACAACACCGCTTCGCCAATCGTGCCAACGGCAGAGACCTATCTAGTTTTTGTCTATCGGCCCGAGAAAGTGACCTCTGGCCGCTTCAACGTGGGTTAATAGAATGGCCGGCACATATCTTGACATGCAGACGAGGATTGCAGACGAAATCCAAGACTCGTCTTTAACTGCCCAGATCAAGCTGGCCATTCAAACCGCCATTACATTCTATGAGCGGCAAAAGTTCTACTTCAACACCAAGACTGGCACATTCAACACGATTGGCGGCCAAGAGTACTATGGATCAGCGGCAAATGCCGATATCCCGAACCTGATCCGTATATACGATCCGTTGAAATGTCAGATCAACGGCTTCAATTACGACGTCGTGCCGACTGACGAGAGTTACATCAACTCTTGCCAGAATGGGCAAATCATCACGTTGCCGCAGTACTACGCCTATTATGCGCAGCAGATCCGACTGTTCCCGATTCCTGACACAACCTATCTGATGACGATGCAATATCAGTATCGTTTCCCGGCCCTCGTTAACGATAGCGACACCAACGCCTGGATGACTGATGGTGAGATGCTGATCAGGCAGGCGGCAAAGCGTGTGATCGGTGTCGACGTGACGCGCGAAGTAGACCCGTCCGCGCCTATCTCTCTTTTGGAGCAGCAAGCGATTGATGCGCTCAACGCCGAAACCCGTGCGCGGCTTTCCAATGGCCAGCTTGCCGTTGAGTATCGCGGGGCGCTTGGTCGTGGCCGCTTTAACATCTTCACGGGGTGGTAATGCTACAGGTCGGCCCATGGCTACCGGACCAGGCGGATTATCAAGGAACGGCGTCCAATGAGGCGTTGAACGTCATTCCTGCCGTTTCGACTTATCGGCCATTTCCGCAGTTTGCATCGATCACGAATGCGCTTGGAGCTCGCTGCCAAGGCGCTGTCTTTGTGCGCCGCGCCGATGGCACAGGCACCATGTTTGCCGGCGATGCAACGAAGCTCTACCAGCTTTCGGCAACGACCTGGAGCGATGTAAGCCGGCTTGCTGGTGGTCCATATTCAACCCCGGCGGATGGTCGGTGGACGTTCGTACAGTTCGGATCGATGATTTATGCAAATAACGGCCTCGATGCGCCGCAGCAGTTCAACATTGACGCCGATAGCAACTTCTCGGCCCAGACCGGATCGCCGCCGACAGCACTTTACGGCGCTGTGGTTGGCGACTTTGAGGTGCTCGGGAATCAGGGCGTCTTCCGTAATCGCATGCAATGGTCGCCGATCAACGCGCCCGGCAATTCTTGGGCAGCATCGCAGGTAACACAGGCAAGCTCGCAGGATTTGCCGGACGGGGGATGGATTCAGGGCATCACGGCGCTTGAATATAATGGCACGATTTACCAGGAATTTGCCGTGCGCACGATGACCTATGTAGGAACGCCGCTCATCTTCCAATTCCGCAAGGTGGCGTCGGATGTTGGCGCCTCGATTGTGGGCAGTATTGCGAGCTATCGCGAATTTGCCTTCTTCGTGCACCGTTCTGGCTTCTTCATGGTGACCAACGGTTACCAATTGAATCCGATTGGCGTGCAGAAGGTCGATAATGAGTTCTGGAATTCTGTCAATCAGAGCTATCTGCACCGCGTGACAAGCGCCATCGACCCAGTCAACTGCCTCTATATGATCGCGTTCCCGAACCAGAGCAGCTCGAACGGCGATCCAAACGAGATCTACATCTACAATTGGGTTGTCGATAAATGGGCGCATATCCAGGGCATCACGATGGATATGATTTTTTCGGCTGCAACCCAGACAGGGTTCACGCTTGAGCAGCTTGATACGATTTCCACCAATCTAGATGCGCTCCCGTTCTCGCTCGATAGCCAAGTTTGGGCAGGTGTTGCGCGTCAGCTGGTCGGCGGCTTCGGGATTGACCATAAGCTCGGTTTCTTCAACGGTGCTGCCATGGCTGCGACCGTCGATACCACGGAAGACGAGCCAGTGCCAGGCCGTAAGGCTTTCCTGCGCCAGTTGCGGCCGATGGTAGACGGTGGGACTCCGTCAATTGCGCTTGGCACGCGCAATCGGCAGATGGACCCTGTTGTCTATAGTACTGGTGTCGTAGTTGACAGCCTTGGCTTCTGCAAATTCCGCAAGAAAGCCCGCTATTATCGCGGCCGCATCACAGTTCCTGCCGGACAGACCTGGACGCATATCCTTGGCATTGACGATATTAAGTCAACGCAGATCGGGGTCAGGTGATGGCATATCGTGGCCTAGATAGCGTACCGCCTGATGACTTACCGGCGCATACCCGTTACTTGAAATCGATCCGTGACGTCTTCAATACGTTGCTGATCGGCAAGCAGAACGTCACGCTTGATTTTACCCTGACGCCAAGCGCTTCGAGTTCGACGGTGCAAGATCCGCGTATCGGCGGCACGTCGGCTATCCTGCTCATGCCTGAGACGGCCAACGCGGCGGCGGCTTTGGCAACGACATACATTCCGCCAGCCACGATTACGTCGCAGCAGGCAATTATTCAGCATGCCAACAATGCGCAGGCGGATCGTACGTTCCGTCTTGTGATCATCGGGTGACCCAATGAAGCCAGTTAAAAAGCAGATCAACCAAGCGCTCCAGAACGATCCGCATGGAGATACGGTTGCGCTTCAGATGAACCCTCAGGAAGCGCAGGCAACGGCGGCTTTTCTGAAACTCATGGGCGGCGCTGGCGTTCGTAATCCGAAGACTGGCCTGTTGCAGTTCTATGAGGATGCTGGCGGCGAAGGCGGCCATGGCGGCGGCGCTGGCCAAGGTGGCCATAATGATCTTGGCGGCGGCCGTGGCAATGGAGGCGGTGCTGGAGGAGGTGGACGCGGCGGCCAGATGTCGCCAGACGACCTCCGCAGCTGGGCGCCTGGCACAACTGACGTCCCGGGTAACAAGACGCAGATTGAGCGTGGTAGCTATAATCCCGACAATATCGGTAGCCATGAGAGCTATGGCTATTACGGTCAGGCCCCGACAACCACCCAGAACATGCTGTCTCGGTTGGGGTCTTTCCTGGGCATCGGCTATCACCCGAACGCAATCAATGTTGGGACACCTGGATATAACGAAACACAAAGCCGAGTCAGCATTGACCCTGCCCGCATCGCCCTAGGTATAGGATCGATGGCGATGCCTGCATTAACTCCTGTGAGCATGGCATATGGAATAGCTAATCAATTTGGACTTCATGCGCCCCAAGTTGGCTTTAACACAGGCGGCACGTTGAACGGACCGCAGTCGCCGTCACAGCCAGGGCAGCCAAACGGCGCGCCAGGCGGCTCTGGCAGCTTCTCGCCCTCTGCGCCTGCCAATGTCAGCACCCAGACGGCGCAGGCTGCAAAGCCCGCTAATACGCCGGGCAACACGCAATCGGCACAGGTCGCACAGCTTATGCAGCAGTATGTGCCGCAGCGTACCATTGGCCAGCAAGTGCCGGGGCTGTTGGATTACAGCCAGACAGCGCCGTCCTATACATACCCGTGGTATATGCGATGACCAGCATTGTTATGTTCAATCCTGAGGAGTGGCAACGTCACTGGGATGTCTGCAAGCATTATCTGCGCCGTGCCTGGGATAAATCTGGTGGCCGGCACACCGAAAGCAGCACCCGGCAGAAGCTTGCGGATGGCGAATATGTCCTCCTGGCAGCCATTGATGAAACATCAATCAAAAGCGCTTGCGTGTGCGGAGTTTCTCAATATCCAGCCAGTAATTGGCTAACAATCATTTTGTGCGGCGGTGACGATATGGTAGATTGGCTTAGGGACGGCAAGCAAGCCCTTGACCATCTTGCCAGAATCAATCACTGCGAAGGTGTTGAGGTTCTGGGTCGTCGGGGATGGGCCAGAGCCATGGATTTAAAAACAATGGGCGTCTGGATGGAGCGACGGGTATGAGCGGCGGCGGTAGCGGGAAGACCCAAACCCAGACCACGAATAATGCGCCTTGGCAGCCTCAACAAGCGCCGTTGAAGCAGGCGATTGGCACCGCAACCAATTACTTCAACAATGGCACCCTAGCGGCGGCAAACACGCCATACCAGGGCCAGACGGTTGCGAGCCTTGCACCTGAGACACAACAGGCTTGGGCGGCAACGGCGCAGCGTGCCACCAATGGCAGCCCCCTCAACACGCAGAACAACAGCTATCTGAACGACGTCCTGAGCGGCAAATATCTGAATGCCGGCAACCCCAATCAGGCAGCGCTTAACCAGTCGATTAGCGACGCGGTTTTGCCGACGGTTGAAAGCCAGTTTTCGGCCGGTGGCCGCTATGGCAGCCCGAGCATGGGCAGTGAACTGACACGCCAGCTCGCCGACAGTATCGCGCCGTCTATGTATGGCCAGTATCAGCAGGAACGCCAGGCGCAGCAGCAGGCAAGCCAGCTCGCGCCTGCTGCGGCCAATCAGGACTATTACGATATTTCGCAGCTTGGCAGCATCGGCAACCAGCGCCAGGACTATCAGCAGCAGCTGATTAACGCTGACCAAGCGAAGTATCAGGCGACGCAGCAACAGCCGCTCCAGACGCTTCAGGATTACATCAATCTCATCAATGGAAATTACGGCGGAAACGCCTCGACTATCAGCCAGCAATCGCAGCAGATTAACCCGTGGCTTACGGGTGCGGGCGCTGCGACGTCGCTGCTCGGGTCGTATCTTGGCGGTGGGGGGACCTTCGGGCTGTAATGGGGTGGTTTGACAGCAACTATAATCCGGCAGTCGGTGGCTTGCTCTATGGCGCAGGGCAGCCGCCCATGGCTCGCGGCCAGATGTATGGCGGCCTGTTGCAGCAGCTTGGCTCTGGCTTGCTGGCTTACGGCACTGGTTCTGACATCGGCGATGCCATGCGCCAGTCGGCAGCGTTTACCGAGCAGCAGCGTAATGACCAGCTGCAGCGCCAGGCGCTGACTCAGCAAATCCGACAAAGTGCCGTTACCAACAGCCTCAGCAATGCGCAAAGTCTTGCTATGCTGAACTGGAAACTCGGTAAGCAGGGCCTGCCACCGGTTTCCTTGACCGATCTGATGAACAATCCCGACAAAGCATCAGCGGCACTTTACAACCCCGCGACACCGACGCAGCCGAATGCCGCACCCATGGCGACGCCAACCGCTTCAGGCGGAATGGCGCCATTGCCGGCTGGATTGCCATCCGTCCCGCAACCACTTCCGACGCAGAACGCACCAGCAATCCCTGCGCAGCCTGGGAATCCGTATTCGCCACTTATGGCTGGACCGTCCATGCCGATGCCTAAGGCGCCGACACAGCCGGTTCAGGCGCAGCCTATGGCGCCGTCTCCGCAGCCAGTGCAGCCACGCTCCACAGGGCTAGATGGCGGCCTGACGCCTGAAGTTGCGCAGATGATCCAGAGCGACGCCCTGTACAACAAAGATTACGCCGAGATGGAACTGAACTTGGTAAAAGCCGGCATGCCGTACCAGCAAGCGCAGTCGCTGGTGCAGTCGCTCGGCAAGGATAAGCAGTATATCGGCCCCGATGGCACCGTCCAGAACATGCCCGGCGCTGTGAACGCTGGCGCTCAGGTTGCCGGCGCAAATGCTTATGCGACGTCCCAGGGGCAGTTGCCGGCTGAGACTGCAAAGATCGGATATCAGGGGGTTGTTAACCGCGAAAACGACCGTGCCAAGGCGGCGATTACACCAACGACAATTCAAATCCCGGACCCGCAGCGGCCTGGCATGTTTATCACGCTGAACACTAATAATTTGGCTGCTTCTTCCGGATCACTTGGAGCGCCAGTTTACAACGCTGAGCAGACGGCTAACCTCGGCAAACTGGCTGATTACAAAACGGCGCTTACTGACTCCGCTAATGAGGCGCAGGGTCAAAATGTCCAGCTTAACCAGATGCTTGACACAATGAAGAATTTCGACCCTGGGAAGCTGGCGCCCTATAAAGCAACCGTTCAGGCATGGTTTAACAGCCTTGGCATGTCGTCGGCAGAAAGCGACAAGGCGCTGTCGAGCTATCAGGAATTCAGCAAGGTCGCGACGAAGCAGGCGACGACCCAGGCACGTCAGATGGGCGCCAGAGAGGCTGCCTCTATTGTCACCATGATGGTGAATAACAACCCGAACGCGACGATGACGCCGCAGGCAATCGGCGACATGGTGAATGCCATGAAGGCGACCAATGATTATACCTATGCTAAAAACCAAGCAGCTGACGAATTCTACCGGCAGAATGGCACATTGAGCGGGTTCGACGCGCAATGGCAGCAGCAGCATCCGCCTGTTGCGTTCCTGGCACCTTATCTGCGGCCTGACCAGCTGACCGGTGAGCTTGGCAAGCAGGCGCTTCCCTATCTGTCTCAGCAACAGCTAATTGACCTTAGGTCGAAACTTGCCGGGCAGAGGACGCAATAATGGCTGATATCAATCTAAAGGATATCGATGCTGAATTGCAGCGCCGCGCCGCCGCTTCTGGCACTGCAACACCGCCGCCTATGCAAACTGCGCAATCTCCATCGCTATCAATTGACGATATCAACAAAGCGCTACAGCAAAACGGCATCCCGGTCCTCCCTGCCGGTGTTCAGCTGCCTAGCCAAGCTGTTCCGTCTTCCCCGACGCAGCAGCCTGACTTTCCTGTCAGAACACAACAGCAGCCGACGCCACCTCAGCAAGGGCCGCAGCTGCCTGATTTGTTCGCTACCGTGCGCGGTCAGATGGCATCAAATGAGAAGCTGACAGACAAAGGGCCCGATATTGGTGTGAATACCAATTTCCCGGGCGGCCCTGATTTGCAATATCGGTTTGTAAAGGGCGCCAAAGACGTTGCCGATGGATTGGCGCAGCTGACTGCCAATTCGCTACCTACACCTGTCATCAATGCTGGGAATAGCGCGGCGACTTGGCTGAACAATAATTTCCCGGTCACGAAAAGCCTTGGGATTACGCCGACAACCCCGCAGCAGATGAACCAAGATATCCAGAATTCTGAAAAACAATATCAGGATTACCGGAAACAAGGCGGCCAATCAGGATTCGACGTGCCACGTCTAATCGGCAATGTTGTTGGATCATTGCCGATCTCATATGTCGTTCCTGCGCCTCCCGCTGCTGGAAGCCTGATAAAGGCCTCTTTGGTAGCTGGACAGGCAGGCGCTGCCAATGCTGCTGCAATGCCAGTAACACAGCCTGGTGACTATTGGACGAATAAAAAGCAACAGCTTGGTCTCGGGACCTTGATTGGATTGCTGACCGGACCGATTGCGCCTGCCGTCAATAAGATCATGAATCCTTCAGTTTCGCCGGATGTGCAGTATTTGGTTGATCGTGGCGTGATGCCAACGACAGGCCAGATCATCGGACCAACGGCTGCCAAAACAGAGGACAAACTTTCATCGATTCCAGTCCTCGGGGATCTGATCAAGGGCGCTCAAAAACGGGCGCTTAATGACTATCAGATTGCCGCATACAACGATGTTCTGGCGCCAATAGGGCAGAAGGTCTCAACAACTGACATCGGTAATAAAGGCATTGCGGCGTTGGATGATAAAATCAGCCAAGCCTATGATGATTTGCTGCCAAAACTGACGTGGCAGTTAGATAATCAAGTCGCATCGGACGTTGGTGCTGTTCGTCAAGCTGCCGCCCAACTGCCGCAAAAAGAAGCATCCCAGGTAGAGGGTATCGTCAAGACAATCGTCGGCCAGATTGATCCCAATACAGGAACCATGGCCGGAGACGTTTACAAGACGCTCGATAGCCATCTAGGGAAGCTCAGCCGTGATTTCAGCGGTGCGACAGATGCCTATCAAAAGCAGCTTGGCGGATTGGTGACAAATCTGCGCACAGCCATGAAGGATGCTCTAGACAGGTCAAATCCTCAATATGCAGGCGACCTGAAGGCAATCGACACCGCCAAAGCGATGTATTACCGGGTTGCCGGCGCTGCTGGAAAGATCGGCGCAAACGAGGGGGTATTCACGCCGAACCAGTTAATGAATTCTGTCAGGCAGATGGATAGCTCGACCATGAAAGGTCAGTTTGCCAAGGGCGATGCACTGCTACAGCCTTTGGCACAGGCCGGCAAGAATGTTCTCAGCAGCACTTATCCTGACTCTGGAACGGCCGGCCGTGGCCTGGTCGCGGCATTGCTTGCGGGGTCTTATTTCTCGCCAAAGGTCGCCGCAGGTGTAGCCGCTGCGTCGTTGCCATACACCGAATCTGGTCAGAATTTAATGGCGAATATACTTACCAAGCGCCCGCAGACCATGCGCCAGCTTGCGCCCATGGTTAGCAATCTTCTGACCCCTATCGGTCAAACCGCCGTTCCGCTGCTCTTGGGTCCGGCGAATGGTCAAGGCCTCTTGCCGTGATTCGCGCTTTTTCTTTGCAAAAATTGGCGCAACGACAGCGGCAGTGGCAGCAACAACGATTAAGCGAATGATTTGATCATCTACCATGGCGCACCTTCTAAAGGATTTAGCTGAGGTGTTTATGTTAACCCAATTCCGCAAGGTGCGAAATGAGTGATATCCAGACGACAGACTGGAATGAAGTAGCGGCCAGCAACAACGTAACGCCGCCTGCGGGCTGGCCCGAAGGCCAAGCACCTTCCACCGTTAACGATTGCGCCCGTGAGATGATGGGCGCCCTGAAACGCGATTGGGACCGCAACCACGCGACGGTAACGAGCGGTGGCACATCCAGCGCTTTCACGCTGACATATACCGTTGCTCCTCCAGCCTATGTCAACGGCCTGTCGTTCCGATTCAAGGCGCACAGTGCGCCTGCCGCAGCTGCTACGATGGCGCCTGGCAGTCTTACTGCCAAGGCAATTAATGTCATGACGACAGCTGGCATTGTTGCCCTGAGCGGCGGTGAATGGCAGGCAGGGCATCACGTCGAATTGGAATACGACAGCGGCACTGACACGCTGATTGTGGTTAATATCACGGCGTCTGGTGCTATCGCCGGCAACTTCGCGCCGACCCAGCAGACGACACCGAACATGACGGTTGCGATTGCCAAGGGGACAATCGAGAATTATGGCACGCTCGCTCTAACCGCTGTTGCCGCGCAATCGACGGGCACAATTACGGCACCTGTTGTTAACCCGCGTAATGACATTGTCTATATTGATCAATCAACTGGCGTCGTTGGTGTCGTAACTGGTACGCCAGCTGCCAGCCCGTCTGACCCTGCAATGATCTCTGGCAAGCTACCTATTGCCCGCATCCGTTTACAGATCACGACAACGACAATTACGAATAGCATTATCGATGATCTCCGTCAGTTACCAGCGCAGGCGAATGCTGGAATCACAGCTCTCGGTGTCGTTGGGGCTGTTCGCAACATGCGCGGTATTGTGGCGTCTGTCGGCTCGACTGGTACTTGGCAGGCCGACGAGGTCATCGCCGAGACTGCATTAGGTGGAACGCAATATAAGCTCGCCAGTTATGCGCAAACGCTCAACGTCAGCACCACTGGCGCTGGGGGCATGGATGTCGGTTCTGCGCCCAGCAACAGCTTCGTTAGCATCTATGCGATTTACAATCCAACCACTAACACACAAAGCATTCTTGCCTGTAATGTAACGACAAGCTCAGGTAGCATCTATTCTGGCGCGAATATGCCGTCTGGATATACCGCCAGTGCGCTCCTTTCCACTTGGCCGACAACTTCAACGAATCTTCAGGTTTGCGTCCAGAAAGACCGCAAGATATGGATTCCGTCAACTAACATCCTCAATATCACGGCCTCAGTCCCGACGACTTACACCTCTGTCACCGTGACAGCGATCCCAACGAATGCCACCTCATTCGGCGGTAATGTTGGTTCGCCCAACAGCTCGACGTTTGCGGTTTCGCTGTCGCCTGACCCAGGTGGCTTGGGGACTGAAGTCTATGCGCTGGGTGTTAGCCAGGCTTCGAGCTTCAACAGCTTTAATGCCGTCATGTCATTTGAGCTGCCGCTTTTGAACAGTCAGGCTCTTTTCTACAAGTCGTTTTCGGCGACTAATCCCGTACGCATTAATGTTAACTGGTACACGATCTGAAGATGGGGGAACAATGGGGGCGCAGCTCGACGAAATATCCGGGGCCATCGGTGAGTTGCGCGAAGGTATGCGTAACATGCGGGATGACCAGAAGGATTTAAAGGACGATGTCAAGCGTATCGAAGGCAAGGTTGATTCTCTTAATGCGAGCCGTTGGCAGCTTCGTGGTGCGGTACTGGCAATTGGTGCTACCGGTGGCGTTGTGGCAGGCAAGGTCATGGGAATTCTTGGGACTGTAATTGCGGCAGTTAAACCGTAAGTATGCGGCATGCATGAGATAGCGCGCATGCTCAGTTGCTTCCGCCAGCAGGCTTTGTGGCAGGACGTTGACCGTCTGGCTGATGATCAGCAGCGTTTCCATGCAGGTGTAACGCCTGCAGGCGGCATGAGTTCGGGGTGACAATGGATGTTCTGGCAGAAAAGATCCGGGCCCTACACGAACGGCTGTCCGAGCATATCCGCGACTATAAGCATAAAGAAGAAACCGACGCGGCCATACGCCACGCTTTCCGGTCTCAGTTGCAAGACGTCATCGTCACCATGGATCGCGGCATAATTGCCGGAGAGAATCAGGCAAAGTTGCTTGATCAAATGATGAAGGAATTGGATACCATTAACCATCGCGTAGATCTGCTGGAGCAACGGAAGCTTCGTGAAGATGGCGGCTTTCAGGTGATCAAGCTGGTTTGGGGTGCAGCTGGGGCGTTTATCATGCTGGGAGCGGATTACATGATGCGGTATCTGACGGGGAAGCCATGACAGATCGCCAGACAGCAATAGTCTTTCTGAACACTGTCATCGAACCGGCGATCCAGGCAATCAGCCTATGGTCGCCTGCGGCTGGTCAATTGCTCTTGGGAACGGCGCTGCAAGAGAGCAAGCTGTATCAGCGCCGACAGATCGGTGGCGGCCCGGCGCTGGGGCTATTTCAGATGGAGCCAATCACACATGACGACATATGGGAAAGTTATCTACGGTACAGGCCGGTATTGGCGGGAAGAGTGCTGGTGGTTGCTCAGAGGACGGAACCGCCAGACGCGGAATGGCTTGTTACACACGACCGCTATGCTGCCGCCATGGCTCGGATCAAATACCTTAGAAGTCCCGAAGTATTGCCTGCTGGCGACGATGTCGTAGCCATGGCCGCTTACTGGGGTAAGTTCTATAACTCACGCAATGAATCTGATAAGATACAGCAGTTCATCGATACCTGGCGACAGGTAATGGGGGAATAGATGGCCGAAGAGAAACAAGCGCCAACGCAGGCGACCTATTCACGGTCGATTGTGGCGACAGGTAACACGGTGGCGACGCCTATCGTGGTTGCGGGAGTAATCGGGTATCTGGCGACGGTCATCCAGGCAATCTGGCCGGCCTTCCCGATGCCGACTGACACACAGGATTTGTACATTGGACTAGCCGCCGCTGGTGCTTTGACCTGGTGGTCAAGCTTCAGCATCCGTGGAACCCAGGTAACGAAGGAATGACGATGCGTTTAACCGTTCTCGCGCTCTCGAGCGCATTGCTACTGGCCGCTTGCGCCGGCAAGCAGGCAGACCCGACTGTACCGCCGCCTAGCCCGCGTGAGCAGGCAAAGCTCGTCGATACCGGCTACCAAGCTCTCCTGACCGCTGCCGACAATGCCATGGATGCGCCGCAGCTATCTGCGACTGTGAAGCAGCAGATCGCTGTTTCAAGCCGTGCTGCCACGGATGCCATGCACAAGCTCAATGCGGCCGCCCTTGATTGCATTCGCGATCCGGCAACAGGCAAGATTGTCGATGCTCCAGATAACCCCGCTGGGGAACACTGTGACCCCTCAGGCGTTACCGGATATGCCGCCGCTGCTCAGGCAGCCATTGGCCATGCTTCGGACGTTCTGAACTCTTTCGGCGTCAAGGTAGGGAATTAAGCCATGGACCCGTTAACGATTGCCAGTCTCGTCACCATGCTTTTGAAGTTCGGCGTCGAGGAATACCCGATTATTCAGGCGCTCTTTGAGACCAAGAAGGCATTGCAGCAGCCTGGCAGGCCTGACGTTGACCGTGCCGTGTTGCAGGCTATCGACGATGCCATCGAGACGCTGCAAAAAAGCATCGAGGCAAAAGCGCATGCAGCGGGGATTGCTACCGGTGCTCCCATGCAACTCGGACCGAAGTCATGACCCTGAAACTTCTCTTCGTTATTCTCTGCACCTGGATCGCTGCCGCCTTCTGGTGGCTGCGGCCTTGTCACCACCATTCCCGTAAACCTGCTTCCCTCACAATCGATTGGAGATAACACCATGGCTGATATCAGCTTTCCCCAGAACGACCCCGTCACTCACACTGCCGTCCTGAACTTCAAGGATGCGGCCGGCCTTCCGACCAAGCCGACCGACGTTCCCGTGTGGAATTTCGGCTCTGCTGGCGTCATCTCGGGTACCGTGGCTACCGATGGCCTGTCTGCCGTCGTAACGGCCCTGGCGGTCGGTTCTGACACGATTGTGGTCACGTCCAGTGGCCTTACTGCGACTGCCACCGTTACCGTGACACAGGCTGTTGCCGGCGCTCCGGCGAGCCTTGAGATTACCTGGGCTTGATGGTAGTATAGCTGCTGGTACGAACCTACGAGGTCGTCGTAAGATGGCCGACAGAACCCCGTCAGAGATGGCGGGGTTTTTGTTTTATTCATGGTCTGGTATGAGGCCCATTTCTTCCAGCGCCTCGCATACTTTAGACGCCTTAGGATCACATCCGCATAGAGGCCAGTTGCAATCCGCCGGAGTGTCAGCATTAGTTCTGCTTTTAATAATTGAGCAGGCAAAAGAATCTTTTGAAAAATAAGCGATAGCAGTCTTATAGCCCCATAGTGCTGCGTTCTTATGATAGCTGATCTGGCTTTTCTGAGCGCGCGAAGGCTTTTTGTATTTGTCTCCGAAAGCCTCTTTGTAAGCTGCCTCAAACGCAGCCTTCTCATCCTCACTCATCCCCCTCACTCCCCATCGCTGCGGGTGTGGGGTAGGCCAAGATCATCCTCAGTCATTATGCCACGAACCTGTATGCCGATATCTCTAGGATGCATTTTATCAGGCAACGCGTCCTCCGCCAACTTTTCATACATGCGGGCCATGGCGAGAAATTTAGATCGCCGCATTGCCTTGTCCCGTGGCACTAATTCTATTTTGACAGTCAAATAATCGCCAATGTCTTCGATGCGAACCGTCATCTCATCCTCTCCGATAGTTGGTGCGGGGCCGGGGTTATGTTGTGAGGTCTATCCGACCACGCTATAGCAGCCACGCCGGCTTCACTCACTACTGCTCGGCCCGCACCTTCGCCCTAGGGCGAATTGAATTATGCTACATGAAGCTGTTGCTTTGGTTGTGGCGGCCGGATAGTTTCAATGGTCTTACCGGCCGCGTTCTCTACATACGCAATTGACCAATGATATCCGCTGTCTGTGCTGACCTCAATTAAGTGAGATTGTCGCCCGTCACGCATAACGGATACATCAGCAACAGCTGCATTGTCAGGATTGACGTTGACGTAAACTTGATCGCATTCAAAGATGTTGCAGGATTGTCCTGAAATTTCTGAATAAAACTTCACTGTAAGCATGTCTGTCTCCTGTTATCTTCTGCTTCTGAATTGCCGCCTTCTCTGGCCACGGGCGGTGCGTGGCGTCACATGGTCAGCCATAGACCACGCCAGAACTCCAACCTTACCCCTCTACTCCCCGCGCTTCAAGTCCATCAACGGGATTACGTTTAATGCTGCTTTGATTACTATTTTATACGGGATGTCAGCCACCATCTCGTCAACGGATTTAATGCATCGATCCCGCATCGATTGGGCACCACAGGCGTATGCACGGCATACAGCTTCACCAGTCTCTAATCGCTGTACTTCCTTCCGCAGCCGCTCGGTCTCGTCGGCGGCGTCGTCCATCAGATTGATAGCTGAATCCATAGACGGGTATGGCGCCCGCAACCGCTCTACCAAATCACTCATGCTTGCCTCCGAAGATGTGAGCAATAGCGAGATCAGCCATCGATAAATACCAACGCTTTGTCCAGTCTGCTAGACCATCCCATGGTGCTGTAGCGTTCCCGCGCAATGCTTCGGCCAACGATAACCGCAATCCCTCACCCGCCTGGAAGACTGGGGCGGCTTGCAGCATGGCATTATAGCAGTCTTCAGCGTTATCGCAGCCTGGGTCATAATCCGGCAACTTCTCTGCGCCTGCCGTCAGCATCTGCACCGTAGCCTCCACCGGTACCAGCTTCCACGCGCGGCCATGGGCGTCAAGGATGGGGGTCATGGCTTTGCTTCCTTTATTGACTTGACCCCGGTTAGCCAGCCCCAAGTATCACCAGACTTGATGCCCCTGACAACAAATCTACCAACGCCAAAACGAGCAGCGATAGAAAGTTGGCTACCATTCGCATTAGCAATCTGTAAGGCGATTTCTTCTGTGATCCTTGCCTGACTATTCATAGATCCCTTCCTGACTGTTCCATGAAGGATCTTATCAGCTTCATTCTGCCGATAAGTCCCCCACTCCAAATTGCTGACATGATTGTTAGATGGATTACCATCCTTATGCCTGCAGATATGTCTATCAGGACGCGGCCCGACAAATGCTTCAAGTACGGCTCTATGAGCGAAAATCTTACGTTTCCCCTCAGGGAAATAAACTGAAAATATTAAATAACCTTTGGCGTTCTTTCTTAGTTTGATTGGCTTCTTCCGGCGCAAACTGAAGATGTTACCCTCATCGTTGATGAGGTACTTTCCTTCATAGCCAACCATGTTACGATAGCCGTCAAGCATCTGACTTATCCTCATCCCCCACCGCCGCGACCGGCTGCGCGAGGGCGGCGCCGATCATCTTCTTAAGTTCAGGCGCGGCCACTTCAAGGGCATAGAGCGCGATATTGTGCGCATGCCCAGCTTCGTGACTGTTCTTACGGCACTTGCCGGACTCAATGACGTTGTCGATCACCTGCCAGAAAATCTTCTCGCGCTCGTTGTCGGTCATGGCTTGTGTCCTAATCCGCTCATTGCATCGCGCATGTCTTCATCAGTGATACTGGTGAGGTGCTGCGTTGCATTAGCCTTATAAACGGCAGCTAACTCAGCCCGCAGCGCGTCGATGGTGTCGCCGAAATCCTGCAGCACCTCGAACATCTCAGGCGCTTGCATCAGGCATGCTTGCTTCAGCTTCACGCGCGCCTGCTCCGGCGTCAGTACGGTCATTGGCGTTGCCCCTCTGCGGCTAAGGCGGATTTAAGTTTACGCGCGATACGGTCGAAAGCCTGTGCTGTGCGTTCCGCTCCGATCCATCCGCCAGTTCGTTGGGGGTCGCGCATAATTGCCGCCGACATCTCGGCTGCTCTATATTCCTGCCGAACGACCTCTAAAAGTGCTTTCTGCTCGGCGCTGGCGTAGGCGATGGCTGCGGACCATGCTGTCCATGAATTTGATGTGTGCATCAGCTTATAATATCCATCTGAGCTTCTCTCCACAGCACGTGGTGATATCCCATCATCTGACATCCACTTCTCAAACGCCGCCCGGCTCTTGTCGTCGGTGGTCATGGCTTGATCTCC